TAAAAAATAAAGGGGTTATGAAAAATGCAAAGAATGGTAGAATGCAAGTATTATTTATCAATCAATAATGTAATAGACAGAAGTACCTGTTACGAAACGACAACAGAAGCACGCAGAGCAGCTAAAAGCGTAAAAGACGGAAAAGTTATGATAGTTGTCGAGAAATTCACCCGTGATTTTTTTGAAGCATAAAAACAAATTGAAAAAAATAAAGGGAGCGATACCATAATTACAGAAAACAGAATTATCAACAGAAAAAATTTAAAACAACTGTGTATTGATCTTGATTTATACACTCTTGGAACTTCCGAAGAATATGAGGAAATGTTAAAAAGTGCAGTGTTTGAAGAACATCTGACTACAGAAAAAATTGTAGAGATAGCTAAAAACATTTTAGAACATAGCGAAACAGATATTGAATTAGGAAGTTTATGCGCAGAAATCAATAGAGCTGCATACACCTTTTTTATAGAAGAAGAAAAAGAGATAGCAAAAGAGATAGATACATATAAAGCTGAGTATTTTTTAATTATTGATGGTATTAAAATAAATTTTTGTTTTAATACAAAAGAAGAAGCAATATACAGAGCGAAACCTTATTGGAAAGCTGCAAAAAGTATAGAAATTTTAACAGTAGAAACCAAAAAATATATTGAAAAAACGCAGGAAACCATAAAATAACAACGAGGGATAAAATGATAACTGCATTTTTAAGAAGCGCATTATTATTTTTGGCAGCCTTTATGATAAATATTTATATTATTCGCAGATTTTAAGGGAGTGATAAAGTGATTAAATTAAAAAAAGAAAAGAAAAAAGATTTTGTTTGCGACGGGTGTGGAAAAGGTTATATTGGGGCGAGCAGGAACAGCTTTATTATCCGCGTAGCCGGATACGAAACCTATAATATTCAGCTTTGCAATGCTTGTTTATTATCGTTAAAGAAAAAAATCAATAAAGAGGAGAATGAATAATGCAGAATATCAGCGTTGAAGCAGCAAAGGCAAAAGGATTTATAAGCGGCTACCGTGTTGGACGAATTATTTTAGCTTGCTCAATTGAACGCTGGAAATATGGAAAGCTGCTTAAAGAACTGCGGGAAGATTGCACGAATATATTTAAATTTCATACAGGACGACGCACACGATATTACTACGACCCCTTCGAGGTATTGGGAAAAATCAAGGGATATAAGCAGTACGGCAACAGGCATTTAAGCAAAGAAAAAATTGATGAATACTGCAATTCGGTAAAAGAAGCTAAAGAAAAGAGTTTAGAAAAATGATTGATTGCCTAAAATGTTACCGCCTGCGCCGCCATAACGATACTGTTTACTGCCCGTTTTTAGACCTTAAAGAATGCGTAAGAGGGGAACATTATATAAACATTGCAAGCCTGCCGTTTAAACCCAAACAGGAAGAAACTCCCCCCCTGCCGCCGAAAATGGTGAAATCAATTCCACCGTTTAAACCACACCCAAAAAGCCCACACGATTGGGAAAAATTTCATGCTCAAATTTTTGAAATGAAAAATAACGGCGTCAGCTCATATAAGATTGCTGCCGCATTGGGACTTCCACAAACGTCAGTATTTAACTATATGAAACGATACGATCAGCCTTGAACGATTTTAAATAACCAGCGCAATACATTGCATCTAAAACAAATAAAAAACGCCCATATAGAGATTATGGCGACGGAAAGAGATAGAAAATGGACAACAAACTAGATATAAACGCAACGGAAAAGATAGTAAGTGATGAAAACATACTAAAAAGAGTAGAAGAAGCGTTAATGAAAAATGAACTCTGCTTATTTATGAGTGAAACGGGTACTTTTATGACTACAGGAACAACGGACGACGCAGAAGAAATCTTTTTGAAATTGCAAAGTGTTTTGCTTGCAGGCTTTTTGAGCATGGAAAAAGCAACAGATTATGATATTGAACAAATTTTATTACTACAACTAGAAGCAGTGAAAGAAATAAAAAAAGAGCTTTCAGGAGTTACCCCCCCGAAAGGAAGTATACTGCTTAAAGGGGAGAGTGTTTTAAATTGAAGTCATTAAAGGATGTAAAGCCCGGCGATAAAATATTTGTTTTAAATTCAAACCGTGGATACTTGAAAGAGCCGCAGATAGAAATATTAACCGCTAATAAAGTTGGAATACTTTATATTTATACTGATTATGATAAATACAAAAAATCAAATGGAGAAGCTGTAGAATCATCTTTAGACGTCAAAGCTTTTGCAACGCTGGAAGAAGCCGAAACAGTATAAAAGTAGATGACATTACTTATTCACAAATGAAAGCTATTTTTGATATTTTAGGAATCGACACGGAAGAAGTGATAAAATGATTGAATACGGGCGATTTTTTACTAAACTTTACCGCATTCGACGGGGATATTATCGGCGCAATATCACAATTCGCTTGTCGGTAGGCTATGAATACCGACTAAAGAACAAAGAAATATTTAAAGAGGTTTTTGTATCGTTGCGGGGGCGTAATATCGCCACTTTTAAATTTAGGGAGCAAATAAAATGAATGCTAGAGATATCATTAAGTTAGCTGCACAGCTTTATGTTTACGACGCATTAAAGAAAAAGATAACAATATTAACGAATATCCAAAAAGGTAAAGATATCAATGTAGATATTTTCTTACCAAAAGTTACGGATGTAACGGTAAGTGATTTTGCAAAACATCTACAAAGCGAGGAAGCTTTAATAAGACAAAGTGCAAAAATAAATCAAGAGCTTTTAGAAATTCAAAAAACATTAGATGAAATCGAAAAACAGGGAAATATGTAAAATGGCAGGAATCGAAAAATACTACGAGATAACAGAAGTTTATGCGTGGCAATGGGAAGGAAACACTAATAGAACAATAGAGGATATACCGGAAGAAATAAGAAACGAAGTCACTATGCTAAAGGTTGAACGTAGCATAAAAACATCTTTTACCGAAGAATCAAACCAACTGTTTTTCAACTATAAAGGCTATCAATACAATTTATTCCCCGGCGACTTCTTAATTTTTGAATACAACGAATTTATAGACGGCTTTCAATTCATATGTGTAGAAAGGGAAAAAGATAGCTTAAAAAAATACAGAAAATGTAACAGTATTCTGTTTTTGCCTACGTCAAAAGTTTTAGATCCTTTAAATCCTAAAGACGCAATAGAAGCAAACGCAATAAATTTTTTCAATGAATCTTGTCAGGCGTTAGGAATTTTAGTAGATTTAAATAAAAAGCGTTTAGCGACCTGCAAAAAATGCGGAAAAACGAATAAAGAATGTTTTCCGACGACAATAGAAGAATATGATATGTACATAGAAATGCTTTGCGAAAATTGCCTGACAGAAATATTAGACAAGAAAATAACTGCCATTAAACCTAAAAAAATAGAATAACAGAAAGGAAACATAATGAATCCGATACCCAAAACGAAAATCATACGACTTAAAGGGCAGAAGTTAGCAAAGCTAAATGAAAGGATACACCAGCGCGATCAGCATAAATGTATTTACTGCGGTAATCGGGTAGACCCCGGCGAAAAGTTTCATCACGAACATAACGGGATAAAAAGCAACCAAATAGAATACGGTGTACTTCTGTGTATGGACTGCCACACAGAACGGCACCACGGCAAAAAGTGCAATGATGTAAAAGAATACTGCCGGAAGTATTTAATAAATCTATATGGCGAATCAATTTACAGTAAATAAAAAAGCAGAGGTTTTAACCTCTGCTTTTTTTGCTTTCTCTATACAATTTAACAAAAGATGGCAGGACTGTTATTTCTTCGTTGACTTCTGTAAGCCGCAGTACAGCAAACGGTGCGCCGTTGGTATAACGCTTATGGATGTTTACAGAAACAATGCGGCTATCTGTATCGAATGCCAAGCCCTCGGCTGCGTCTGTGATATTTTTAAAAAGGTTATCGCAGTCCGGCTTGACTTTTGGAAATTCTGCGCCGACATCAACAGCGGCTTTAAACTTCTTACTTTTTGACGCAGGGACAGGTAAAAAAATATATACCTCACAAAACAAGGCGACATCTTTAAAAAAGATACCTGACTTTTGAACAGCTTGTTTAATACAGTATTCGCATTGCTGGCGATAGTAAATGGAAGCGTTTTTATAGTAGGCGATAGCATGGGGCAACGGAACGCCATTTTTGCCCCGTGTGGCGATTTTGGGTCGGCTTTGAGGAATTGCTTCACCGTCGATAAAAACGGTTAACTGCCGGGCGTCAGGCGCGATATTCAGGGTATATAATGCGTTATCAATATTCATTGTTTAAACCTCTTTACTTTCCAAAAAAGCCTTACTGGTAGGGTTTATTTCGCATTCAGTCAATAAAATCTGCTCCATGCTTACCCCGAATAACTGC